CCTAAGCGGAGCGTTTTTATATATTCTAATATATAAAAAATACAGGACGGAAAGCTTTCACTTCCTGTCCTGTATTTCTGTTTCATTATTTATTACGATAAATAATATCGTCTCTTCCTGGTCCGTTACTGATCATTGTGATCGGATACTCGATCTCTTTCTCAATGAATTCAATGTATTTACGGCAGTTTTCCGGAAGATCTTCGTAGTTTTTGATTCCACGAATGTCTTCTTTCCATCCCGGAAGAACTTTGTAAACCGGTTTTGCCTTCTCAAGAAGATGTGTTACCGGGAATTCTTTAGTAACTTCTCCGTTGATCTCATAACCAACACATACCGGAATCTCATCCAGATATCCAAGTACATCGAGTACTGTAAATGCTACATCTGTTGTTCCCTGCATTCTGCAGCCATATTTGGATGCAACACAGTCAAACCATCCCATTCTTCTTGGACGTCCTGTTGTAGCGCCGAACTCTCCGCCGTCACCACCACGTCTTCTAAGCTCATCTGCTTCCTCTCCAAAGATCTCGCTTACGAAAGCTCCGGCTCCTACTGCACTTGAGTATGCTTTACATACTGTAACGATCTGCTTGATCTCGTATGGTGGGATTCCTGCTCCGACCGCACCGTATCCTGCAAGTGTTGAGGAAGATGTAACCATTGGATAAATTCCGTGATCCGGATCTTTCATGGATCCTAACTGTCCTTCAAGAAGAACTGTCTTTCCTTCTTTGATTGCCTCGTGAAGGTAAAGAGATACATTAGCTACAAACGGCTCTACCATTTCCTTATATTCCATCAGTTCGTTATATAACTCATCAGGATTAATCAGTGGTTTGTGGTATAAATGCTCAAGCAGTACATTCTTCTGCTCTGCCACGCGCACAACCTTCTCCTTCAAAAGTTCATCATCAAACAGCTCACTAACCTGAAAACCGATCTTTGCATACTTATCTGAATAGAACGGAGCAATTCCTGACTTTGTGGAACCGAAAGATTTTCCTCCGAGTCTCTCTTCTTCATATGCGTCAAAATTCTTGTGATAAGACATTACCATCTGTGCTCTGTCGGATACAAGAATCTTCGGCATCGGAACACCTTTTTCTACTATAGACTGTACCTCTGCGAAAAGACGCGGCACATCCAGTGCGACACCATTACCAATGATGCTGGTCGTATGTCCATAGAACACACCTGATGGCAGTGTATGCAGCGCAAATTTTCCGTAATCATTCACAATTGTATGGCCTGCATTCGCACCACCCTGAAAACGAACGATGATATCTGCCTCTCTGGCGAGCATGTCTGTGATCTTACCCTTTCCTTCATCGCCCCAGTTTGCACCAACTACTGCTTTTACCATTTCAAACCCTCCTGCGTATGTTTGCTTGTAAATAATATTAATCAGCGGTACTTATAACCATTACCGCCTTAAGAATTATACTATACTTTTGCAGGGTTGTAAAACGTTATTTCGCATTTTTTTATTTAAATGTCAGAAATATTGTATTTCTGCGGTAAAAGTATTACAATGGAAAGTAAATCAGGCGGTTTTCCCCTGAGAGTAAACTGTTTATCAGTATCAAATTTAGTTTAATAGAAGGGAGACTATAGAATTGAAAAAATTAATCAAATGGATAGTTGGACTTGGCACTGTTGGTACTGCAATCGGACTTCTTGCTGTTCGTCTGATCAAAAAGTCAAAGAGTATATCCTCTGATATAAAAGCAGATAGCACCGATAGCAATAAAGAAGAGACGGATTCCGATACATTTAATCTGGATCAGGATCTTGAACCAACACAGGAAAGATCTTATGTATCTTTACAGGCAGCCCAACCGGATGATTTAACTGAAAAATCTGATGTTGACAGCGCTGACTCTTCTGAAGTAGAAACACAACCAGCAGTTTCTGATGAATCAGATGATACGATTGCTGAAAATGAATAATAAAAAAGAAAACGGATCGTTCAATCTTACACTTAGTAAAATTGAACGATCCGCTTCTCTTTTTTATTAAAATACAGTCTGTTTTTCCATCATCTATTTCCATGCCTTACAGAGTAGTTGAACTGCTGCACGGATTTTCTCCTCATTCATGTTTGCATAACCTAACAGAATCACAGCTTTTCCTGTATTGCCTTCATTCTCTTTTACACAATACTCGGATAAGCCATAAACTCTGACACCCTGTTTCGCCGCTTTTTCAATCAAATCCTTTTCCGAATCATCCGTCTTAAAATGCAACAACAGGTGAACACCTGCATTTTCTCCGGAAATTTCCAGAATCTCTTTCATCTTCCGAAGGCTGCTGATCAGAACATCATGCCTGTTCTTATATAATGCGCGTGTTTTATTCAGATGTCGCTCATAATAGCCTTCTTCCATAAATTTCTGAAGAATCATCTGATCCACCTTGGAGACAGTAGAACTGATGAATCTGCATTTTTCCTGATAAATTTTCAAAATATGTTCCGGAAGCACCATATAACTCATTCGAATAGAAGGTGCCAGTGATTTAGAAAAGGTACCTGTATAAATCACTTTCCCATTGCTATCACTTCCCTGCAGTGCCGGAATCGGCTTTCCTTTATATCGAAATTCGCTGTCGTAATCATCTTCAATAATATATCTGTCTTCTGCCCCATCTGCCCATTTCAAAAGTTCCATTCTTCTTTGTATCGGCATAACACATCCAAGTGGATACTGATGAGACGGCATGACAAATGCAATATCCGCCCCTGATTTCTCTAATTCATCAATCCGCATCCCGCTTTGATCCATATCAACAGTACAGACTTCATAGCTTAATCGTTCAAACAAACGATAGGCTTGTCCGTAGGTCGGATTTTCCAGCGCAACTTTATGACAATTTCCAATCACTGTTGTCAAAAGCATAAGCAGATAATCGCTTCCTGCTCCAATAATGATCTGATCCGGATGACAGTGTATTCCTCTTGCCTGATGCAAATAACTGCTGATCGCATTCCGAAGTCCATATTCTCCTTGAGGATTCCCCAATCGGAACATCTCTGCCTTATCATCTATCAGACATTCTTTGGATAATTTTCTCCAGACATTATACGGAAAACTGTTGAGATCCACACCGTTCGGAGTGAAATCATACGCATATTCTGTCACTCCTGAAGAAATCGGTTCAACTTTGATCTCCGGTCTCTTCTGAAGCTGATAGATACCTTCGATCTTTGCGACAAAATATCCTTTGCATGGGATCGCCTCCACATACCCTTCCGACAGGAGCTGTTCATATGCAAGTTCTACTGTACTCCTGCTCACCACCAGATGCTTACTCAATGCTCTTGTAGATGGAAGCCGCTCTCCACTCTGTATTACGTTATTCTGAATCTCTTCCTTGATAAATTCATAAATCTGTTCGTACAGCGGAGTTTTTGATTTTGGCTTCAAACTCATTGTCAATTCATACATTCTTGTTCTCCCTCTGCATCACACCTATAACTATGAAAAACTGCCGTGAACAATTTCTCATTGTGATCACGGCAGTTCGTTTTTTATTTCTTCGGCAGTTTGAAAGAACTCTTCAGGGAAACAATACGGTTAAATACCAGATTCTCCGGTGTAGAATCCTTTGCATCGATACAGAAAAATCCGTTTCTTACAAACTGGAAGCTATCATAAGCTTTCGCATCTGCAAAGCTTGGCTCCACATAAGCATCTTTGATAATCTTCAGAGAATTTGGATTCAGGTTCAGAGAACCATCCTCTTTATTGTATACACCCTTCTCTTCATCTACAAGGTTCTCATACAGTCTTACTTCTGCTTTCTGTGCATATGGTGCCGGAACCCAATGAATTGTTCCTTTCACCTTACGTCCTGTAAATCCACTTCCAGCCTTTGTCTCAGGATCATAAGTACAGTGAACTTCTGTCACGTTACCATTCTCATCCTTTACAAAGCTTTCACATTTCACAAAATATGCATGCATCAGACGAACTTCATTCCCCGGGAACAAACGGAAATATTTCTTTGGCGGTTCTTCCATGAAGTCGTCTCTCTCGATGTAGAGTTCACGACAGAACGGAACTTTACGCTGTCCAAGTTCTTCGTTCTCCAGATTGTTCGCAACATCCAGATATTCAACTTCTCCTTCCGGATAGTTATCGATCACAAGCTTGATCGGATCAAGCACAGCCATCATACGGGAACGCTTCATCTTCAGATCCTCTCGGATACAGTACTCAAGCATCGCATAATCAACAGAACTCTGGCTCTTGGAAATACCACACATATCAATAAACATCTTGATTGACTCCGGTGTAAATCCTCTTCTTCTGAGCGCTGCGATAGAAACCAGTCTTGGATCATCCCATCCATCAACAATCTTATCTTCTACGAGCTTTTTAATATAGCGCTTTCCTGTTACAACATTCGTAAGATACAATTTTGCGAACTCAATCTGACGCGGTGGGTTCTCGAATTCACATTCTCTCACAACCCAGTCATAAAGCGGTCTGTGATCTTCAAACTCAAGTGTACAGATGGAATGTGTGATTCCCTCGATTGCATCCTCGATTGGATGAGCAAAATCATACATCGGATAAATGCACCACTTATCACCTGTATTGTGATGTGTCATGCGGGCAACACGATAAATGATCGGGTCACGCATATTGATATTCGGTGATGCCATGTCGATCTTTGCACGAAGAACTTTCTCTCCGTCTGCATACTTTCCTGCACGCATGTTTTCAAAAAGTTCAAGGTTCTCTTCTACAGAACGGTTTCTATATGGGCTTTCCTTTCCAGGCTCTGTAAGAGTTCCTCTATATTCACGCATCTGTTCTGCTGTAAGATCACAGACAAATGCTTTTCCTTTCTTGATCAGCTTCACAGCGCACTCATACATCTGATCAAAATAATCGGATGCAAAATAAAGATGATCCTTCCAGTCAGCCCCCAGCCACTTAATATCCTCTTTGATAGACTCAACAAATTCTGTCTTCTCCTTTGTCGGGTTCGTATCATCAAATCTCATATGGAATTCACCATTATACTTCTCTGCCAGTCCATAATTCAAAAGGATAGACTTCGCATGACCAATATGAAGGTATCCATTCGGCTCCGGTGGGAAACGGGTGCATACATGATCGTAAACTCCTTCTGCCAGATCCTTATCTATCTCCTGTTCAATAAAATTCTTTGAAACTGTTTCGTTCTCCATATCTTCCTCCTACTAACCATAAGTACCATCCGGATGATCTGTCACATTCCTTCGGAATTGTGATTTATCCTACAGGCTTTCATGCTCAATATCTTATCACATAAAAAGAACAACCACAAGAGATTCTTTTCGCCTCCTCTGTTACTGTTCACACAATGTGCGACCAGCAACGCATCTCGCCATTTTAAATCGCCTTTGGCGATGGGGCGAGATGCATTCAAGCCAAAACATGCATCCTCCGTGTCAATCAGAGGAGTGATTGACACGGGAGTGAACAGTAACTCTGCTCTTACAATCTGCCTTTTAATAATTCATAAGCCTGTGCCAGAATAGCTGCGTGATCCACTGCAATTCCTCCACCCTCTTTTACAACATAGTATTTTTCTTTGACCAATCCTGTCAGCTCCTTTTTCTGAACAACTGCATTCATTTTCTGATCCTGATTTTGAATTGTCAAATGATATTCCGTCTTTTCCCATCCATCTTCTTCATATACTGTCTCCGGTTCCATCTCTATCTCAAACCACGCCGCATCTGCCGCATCATCTCCGGCCTCCACACTTACATCCGACTCCTTTACAATAGAAAGATACGCACTTGTAATGATCCTCGCTCTCGGATCTCTCTGATAATCTCCATAACAGGCAAACTGTTCCACCGGAAGTCCGCTGACTCCGGTCTCTTCCTGCAGTTCCCGTCTTGCTGTATCCTCCAGATTCTCCCGCAAATTTACAAATCCTCCCGGAAGAGCCCAACACCCAATACTGGGATGATTTCCTCTCTTAACCAAAAGTATCTTTAATCGTCCTTCTTTCAGTGCCTGTTCATCTTTATAAGAGAAAACAACTGTGTCTGTTGTACAACACGGATTTTTATATCGATATGGATCATATTCTTCCAGAAATTCTTCCAGTGTCTGTCCTTTCCCATTCCGTTCTCCTGTCCCATAAAATGGTGTGATGTCTTCTAAAAACGATGCCATATCCGTTCCTCCTTTTCACTTCTTTCAAAACACTCCTAACATACTCATCGGTTCAAAAAAACGACCGATTTCTGTCAAAAGATTCGCAAAATAAACACAAGTTCCTGCTTCTGCCTCTGGATGTGATTCTTGAAAATCATAACACTGTACTCCCACAAGCGGTGCATGTGCTTTCTCCCAATCCCGTTCCAAAATCTCATGAATCTGTTCTTCATCCTCTTCGCCAACCTGAAGAAAAATCTCAATGTTCTGCCTCATCGCATCAAAAAAATGATAAAATTCCGGCAGATATTCTTCCATCTCCCATACAAACTCTGTAAACGTCTGTAACGCATCTTTCAGTTCTTTTAATTCACTTGTTTCATAATTCTTTTCGCTCATACGGCTTCCCCTTCTGCAGAACCCGTCACCTTGAACCACCACTTCAATTAACTTCAGTATAACATATTTTATGACAAGTGAAAGAATCTTCAACAAGGAATTGCTTTTTTCTTTCAAGCCTGTAAGTCCATAGGAAAGTCTGTAAAATTCCTACGGATTGGAATTTCCACAAAAGAAAAACCCCGAAAGCACCGCACTTACGGGCACTTCCGGGGAAAGGTTCAAAGCTGTCTAGGGGAGTACCTGTATATATAAATAGGTACAAACTACTGCGAAATATCGCACTTTAAGGCATTTTCAGCACCGAAACCGTACAACAAAGTACAATGTTCTGCCCCCTTTTTGCCCCCTCACATGATACAATATTTACGCCCCAGAGTCAAATGCTCCGGGGCATATTTTTACTCAATCCAAGCCTGGAACTTATCAACAAATCTCTTCTTATCTCCTGCATATCCATCTGCACCATTAGCTGTCAGAGTATCGATCTGCTCGCTGTAGAAGTTTGGATTATTCTTAACAGAAACTCTGTAGTGAACCATCTGGTACTCATATCCGTCCGGTGTGATGTAGTACAGTTCTACGGCAAGAATCTCTGAACCATCTCCGAGGATTCCATTTACCTTGTCATTCAGATCATAGCTGTTGCCGAATGTAAGGTACGGAAGCCATCCACTCTTTCTTGTGTATACTCGACAGCGGATGCTTCCCTTGCTTACCTTGATTGCAAGCCACTTGATCGATACATTATCACCTTTTCCAACCCAATCAATCTTGTTCACTACTGGAGGCCACCATCTATCCGTGAAAGCCTGATATGTAATATCAACCTGTCCTAAGTCTTTCTTTTCTGCCGGTTTAGAAGGTGTTGACGGTGTTACTGGTGTAGCACTTCCACCAATTTCCATGTAGCAATAGTTCACATCAACTCTTCCACTAACTCCATCCACATGACCGTCGGAGGAATACTGCCAAATTGCGTACTGTCCCTTGTATGTATCTTCCGGAAGATTCTTGTATCTTGCCATCCATTCAATATACTTGCCACGTACACTTCCAAGATGGTTGCTAAACCAGCTCAGTGAAGCGTAGATTCCCGGAGTATAACCATTCGCTTTGAGTCCTTCGCAGACGATTTCACAGCATCTAGGAGCATAGTTCTGTGTTCCCGGCTCTTCTACATCAATGAAAATTGGTAACTGGAATGTATGCCCTTTAATCAATCTCAAGATATGGTCAAGTTCGCTCTGTGCCTGTCTGTCACAAGTCGCATAGCTGTACAGATAGACTCCAACCGGAATGCCAAGTCTTTCACACTCAGCAAGGTTACGGATCCACTGCTTATCATCCTGTGATGCAATGTTATCTCCATATCCACATCTAAGGATAGCTCCGGCACAACCGGATGCCTTGACTCTTTCCCAGTTGATTACTCCGTTATGGTAGCTAACATCAATGATAAGTTTACTCATACCAGCCACCTTCTCTCAGCTCTGCTTTCTTCTGCTCGATCTCCGCTGCGTGTTCCTCTGCAAATTTTTCCATAGTTTCCAGTGATGTTCCCTCATTGTCTGAGATTTCCTTTGCGGATAATCCGTAGGCGAAACTCTTGATAATTTCTTTTACTGTCTGCTCTGTCATAATTACTCTTCCTTTCCATTCTGCTTAATCAACTGGTTGACATAATTGCTAAGTCCAGCTACAAGGATTCCTTGTACGATAGCTGTAAACAGTGCCATTGCAATGTTCTGACCGCCATGCAAGTCGCATGTAGCAATCACATAGATTCCGCAGATGACAATGCCTACAATTCCTAAGATGCTAGGAATGTACTTATCTGCGATAGTCTCACTCTGCTTGATAGCCATGCCGATAAAGTACAGTACAATAGCCACTACGATGAGTTCCGGCTTTACATAATTGATAATCTGTTCCATGTTCATTCTCCTTATAATCCAATTTGCGTTGCTACCAATCCGATCACAAGTCCGAGAGCCGCTGTGAGAACATATTTGACTACTGTTCTCCACATTTCTCCATCTCTGCCCTCTAAGGCTTCTAATCTCTCTCCTTGTTTCGCTTGTTCGTTTGCCATACTCTCCATGTTATTTGCAAGCTTCTCAATAGATACCGTAAGTGCTGTGTTCTGTTTTACAGATTCCTCTAACAGCTCAATCCGTCTATTTCTGTCTATGCTGCTCGTCCTCAATACGTTTGGCAAATTCTGTATGTTCTTCTCTTCCTACATATTCCATCACCATTCTCCTTAAATACTTATAATTCTGATTCAATGTTAATACAGCTAATTATGATATTTATGCAATCTTAAGATAATTGTACTGGATTTTTAGTGGATGATTGTACCCATATTGAGTCATAGATGAAATAGTAACACGATACTAAAATCAAATGGTCTGCGATATTATTCTGATCATGTTTATAGTGAAGAAAAAACTGTACGGTTAACATTTGACGGTCACTTTGCTGGAATACTTATTGTAGATCAAAATAAATATACAAACATATATGCCGTAGGTGCTAGTTCTGGAATCAAACAAATAAGTATTGGAAATGCAGATTCTCCTCAGCCATCAAAAAGTGGTAATACGATAAGTATACCTATGCGTGCATGGTCATCGTTCATACTCATAACTAATGATAATAGTGTTATCAAGTTATAAAATAGTAATCCTTTCGTCAAACCAGCTAAGCTAATAAATTACGGTGAAATAGACTTAGGTGCGAATGGATGCTATTTTCTGAATGAATCATTTCCAGAAATTCGTGGGTCTAAACACATCGAAATTGCTTATTGGACATCTATTATCCCAATGTCACCATTATCAGTTTACGCTGGTGCTGACGGCAGATGCTACGTTTTCGGCTCACCAAACACTAAAGTACGTGGATTGAAGATTTATTACTGGAAATAAGTTGGGGAAATAGTAAGAGTCGGATAATCTTTAAAGATGTAACAATTAAGACTGAGAAAGATAATTATGTCGTTTTTGCATCCTCTAAAGAATATCAATTAGCGATACCTGTAATAATTAATCATGAAAAATTTAGAAATTCAATCGACATTGTTTCCATAGATAGTACTGACTGGATAATTTATAGCAACGTTTCTCAACGTGTCACAATCAGAATGTATCTTTTGAATGCATCCTAATACACTTTAAATAGTAAGCGTATCCTACAGTTTGAAGTTCGAGGAATTTACAATAGCTCCACCCAAACAATGACATTTTCGATTACTCAACTAAAAAATTTGCATGGTCTCGTAATGTTTAAAACAGAGTTATCAAATAACGGAAGGCATCTTAGATTGTCTTTAACATCTTGGGATGAAAAAGTTATATCTCAGTGCGTGCAGAATGCAATTACAGAACCAACCGCAACAGGATATATGGAAACAGGAACGTATAAACTTGAGTATAAAAGCAAAAATTTTCCTAGCAATATGTCCGGCAAATGTGTCGTATTTTTAATTTCAGATGAAATATAAAAGAGATTTTCTAATCTCCGATTTCATCAACTAACAAAAGTGTGTAAATTCACCTCTTTTTGAGTCATAATTGGCTTAGAAAGGGGTGTTTTTTATGGAAAAAGACATTAATATTATCATCAAAAATGTTGTAAACATGATGCAAGAGGAACTTACTGACGAACAGCTACATAAACTTGAGAACGTGCTGTACATTTCGTTCCACGGAGTGAAGTTGCAAGAGGAATGCACTTCGCTTGTGACAAGTCAATCACACTGGGATAAGATTCTAAAGTTATTCATAGCCAGTAAACGCTTGGAGAACTGCTCACAAGGCACGATTGACCGCTATGTGGACTGTGTGACCAAGCTAGTAGACTATCTGCACAAGAGGTTCGAGGACATTACCACCAATGACATTAGATATTATCTCGCAATGTACCAAGAGACAAGAAAAGTGTCCATATCCTACATGGATTCCATCAGACGATACTTCTCATCATTCTTTGGTTGGCTCTCTGACGAAGGATTTATAGCCAAGAATCCAATGAGACGTATTAAGCACATGAAAGTGCCACAGCGCATCAAAAAGCCGTTTACGTCCGCAGAAAGAGAACATCTTAGATGTAATGCGGAATGTCAAAGAGACGTTGCAATTATGGAGTTTCTGTACAGTACCGCAGCACGTATCGGTGAAGTTGTGATGCTCAATCGTAATGACATTGATTGGGGCAACAAGGAAGTAATCATCTATGGTGAAAAAGGTAAGAAAGAGCGTAAAGTCTATCTTACGGATGAATGTGCCTATCACCTTAAGAAGTACCTTATGACACGAACTGACATGAATCCAGCATTATTCGTATCGAATCGGAAGCCAAACAATCGCATGGGGAAGGAAGCTATATGGTCAATGTTGTCGAAACTAGGTAAAAAGTCCGACATCCACACGCATCCACATAAGTTTCGAAGAACTCTACTCACGGATGCTGGAAGTCGAGGAATACCACTACAAGAAATTCAAGCCTATGCTGGTCATAAGAAGCCTGATACCACGATGATGTACGTCACGGTCAACGAAGACAACGTTAAGGCATCATTTAGACGGTATATAGCATAGCTTTTTCTAGCATCAATATTGATTTTTTAAAAGCCACCTTTCGATGGATTGTTTGCTATGCATAAAAATATTGCTGATACGCTTATGATCGTGTTGTTTTAGACTTGCTCCTGTAATAGAGAAAATCGGAGATTAGAAAATCTCTTTTATATTTCATCTGAAATTAAAAATACGACACATTTGCC